AAATGAAACAACACAAACAGATCTGTTAGTTGTAAAACCTGATACTGCAGTTGTATTATAAATTAAACAACCATGTGTTGTAAAAGTTGCTGAAGTCCAAGATGTACCGTTTGCTGTAGATAAATCTGCAAAATCTGTAAAACTTGTTGCAGTTGAAGAAGTTCCAGTTACACCTTGATTAGTTAAAGCTTTTCCACCTGTTACGTATCCAGATGAAGTTGAAGTAACTTCATATGTGTTTGTTGGATCTGCTGTTCCATCTGTAGGTGCAGTGTATTGAGATGTTGTACCGTCTAAGTTTGCTGATGCTGATGAATACAAAGATAACTTAAATGCATTGCCAGCTGGTGTCTGACCTGATGTGTTAAAGTTATGTCCACCTTTCATTAATTCTGCTTTGAAAGTATTACATACTGCTGAAGTTATAGCCATAATTTTTTTCTCCTAATCCCTTTTACTTTGAAGGTGAAGGCGAGTCAATATATAATCTAATAGTTCCGTCATCATAATCATCTCTTCGTCTTCTTCCAACTTGTTCGATTGCGAACTTTTCAATCTCATTATTATATCTTTGTTCGTAATAAGTCAACATATCCATTGGGCCTTTTAAATATCCAAAAGCCTCTACCAAACAGGCATATAAGAGTCCATTTGGAAAATTTACACTTAAATAAGTGGTTGTGTTGCTTCCTGTCAAACCAGGAGGCCTTTTTGAAAAATTAACTTGAAAACTGTATGTTTTATCAGGACAAGGAGCAAACATAATTGTTCCTGAAGTGCTGTCTGTAGCTCCTGTCATTGTAGTAGTTCCTCCAAACATTGCGTAATATTTTGGAATACCTCTTCCAGAACTTGTGTCTGTAAATTTATTATATTCATTTATATAAGTAACATCTCTTTTTTCTAGGTATTGAGTAGTGTCAGGAGTTGTATCATCCTCAGTTACTTGAATGGATCTTACAAACAAGCATCCTGCAGGAGCATTAATATACTGTTGTCCAATTACAAGTGATCCTACTTGTGAAGCTCTGTAAGCGTCCATATTTAAATCTCTTAAACATCGTAAAGATGCATTTCCAATAAATTGATCTGTGACAGTAGAAGTAAATACAGAAGTGTCTACTTCACAGTAATTTTGAATTGCTGTTGTTAAAGTTGCGTATGTGAAACCGTCATCTACAAATGCCATATTATTGTGGTCCTATCGTTTTTAATGTTATTGGTCCTGAGGAAGTATTATAGTTTCCTCCACGGATTTGTCCAGTTGTTGCTGTATCAGTTCCCCCTTGATCTGAAGTATCTGTATTGTAGTTATTTAAAGGATCTTGTAAGCATCTTATAGTATCTCCTGCTGTATGAGACACGCCTGTAGACCCAAAAGAACCCCTAACAACTCCGTCTAAGACATTATTAGTAATACCTGTATAAGCAATTAATTCTGCCGCAATAATAACTGCATTAATTGGTGTTCCATCAGAAAAAAAATTTACACTTCCTGGTGTACGAGGACTTTGTACTTCAAATCCAGTAGAACTTGTCAAAGTAATTCCAGTTGTTTGAGTAGCATTAATATTTCCAACAAGAGTTGTTGTAATATTTGTATAAATGCCAGGAGTAATTTTATGTCCTGAAGCATCACAAATTTGAGCTCCACTAATTCCATCAATTGCAGCTATATTATTAAACGCACCTGCAATTCCTGGAGGTCCTCTAAATCTAACATAACTCGCATGATTTCTTCCGTGATTATCTTCAAAAACATTTATTATAGAACTTCCTGATGCATAAGTTGTTAGTGGATTAAAACTTAAAAACCTTAATGAATTTGGTGCAGGTTGTTGGGGTCTTGTAGTTGGTAAAGCTGTTGGATCAGCCGCACTTGGTTTTGGATCAAGTTGTGGTTGTTTAGATTCAAACTCAGAATAATGTACAAATAATCCATTCCATTGTGTTACCATTTCATTCCATGGAAATGCTTGGCCACTAATGTCTGAAATTGCTAATGCATATTTTCCTTGTGCAAATCTTGCCATAATTAAACACTTGGATAGTAAGTTTTCGGAGTAATATACGTACTCGCTTCCGAACCATCCGCTGCCTCCGCTCTTAATAACTCATCTTCATATAATAATTTTAAATTCTGTGTTTTTTCAGGAGCATATTTTAAACTTAAATAATAAGCTAATCCTGCACACATACATGGCACATAATAATATGGAACATCAGTTGCATTTGTATAATTACCTGCATCATCGATTCTAGTCATGTAATAAAATTGAACTCTGTCTCCTGCCTGACTGGCACTTGGAGTTGTGTATAAAGTAATAGTAACTCTATCAATAAATCTTTGAACCCAATATTGAGAAGGTTGACCTGTAGCTAATTTGTTAGATAAAGAAGAATATGTAGATCTAGAAATTTTTGTTAATGGACTATCGGACTGACTTGTAGTTCCAGCATTGCTTCTATATGATGCTTCAAAAATATCATCAACGCCAAATAATTGAGCTCCTGCACTATCTAATAATGTAGATGTTCCATCACCGCTTGAACGATATCCAATATACTCATTAGTTCCATCAACTAGAGTCAAGTATCCATCAGCTATTTGCCAGAGATGTATTCCTCTGTTAGCCCATTCTTGAAAAAGAATATTTAAAGATCTACGAGCAGTTTTAAGCTGGTAACCAGCAACTCCTCTTAATCCACATCTTTCATAAGCTTCTTCTATAATCTCATCGATATAAAAAGTTTTATCAAATGTTGTAGTGCCTGAAGTAGTGTTTGCCATCTACCCTCCTATCCATCATAGAAGAATGTTGCTGAACTTAATCCTGTTACATCAGTATATGCTCCATTAGGAAATAAAATTCCATTATCGGGAATATACGGATCTGTTTGATTTGTAACTCCTGAAGGAATTCCAAGATGTAAACCAATTACTCCTGTGATAGACGAATCTCTTACAATTAAACCTACTGCACCTGAACCAGAATGAACATGCATTCCTCTTACTCTTGTTCTACC